AACCTTCATATCATCAACACTCGAAAGGATTACTGCAAGGCCTCAGTGGAGTTTCAAGCGGGTAATGACATCTACCTGTCGGAGCGACAGTCGGTTAAGCACCAGACGAAAGCTGGGATCCAGCATGCAGTCACCCATCTCAACCTGTTCAGGCTCGATCAGGACGGAAATCCAATCGAGGATATCTCAGGCGAGCAGCGCAAGGATTCTGACAAGATGCTCCGGTCGCTCATCGGCACATCCGAAGATTTCCTGCTGACTTCCTTCGCTGCTCAGGGCGAGATGAATGCTTTCCTCAAGGAGCGTGCCACGGCCCGAAAGAACATTCTATCGAAGTTCCTGAACCTTCAAGTTTTCGACTCTTTGAATCTGCTGGCCAAGGAGAGCGCAAGCTCGATCAAGTCAGAGCTCAGGAGAGTTCCTGCCATCAACATCAGGTCAGCTATCGATGAGAAGCGGAAGGAGGAGACAGCTCTTCATGCCGAGGCGGAAGAGCTTGAATCCGAACGTGTAACTTTCGACTCTCATGTTAAGAAGCTTCGGGCTATACTTGAGCGTGAGTCACCGGGATCTTCCCACACTCTGGATGATATCAAGAGCTATGAAGCTGATGTGATCAGCTTGGAAAAGAAGACACAGCAGAACGAAAAGGATCTGGCTGCGGCCATTCAGGAGCGTGATGATCTGAAGGCAAAGCTCGACAAGATAGAGAACGTTGTCTCAGGTTTTGACGTTGAAGCTCTTCGCCGTGACGTTGAGCGGATGGAACGGATTTCCAGCAAGATAAGCGAAGTGGAGGCTCGGTCCAGGACTGAGGCTGAGGGTATCAAGCTTCTTGAGAGATCTGTCAAGAAGCTGGGGGAGGTTCCCTGCGGTAACACTTTCCCGACCTGTAAGTATATCAAGGACTCCCACAAGGATCGTGAGCTCCTGCCGCAGAAGCAGAAAGCTTTTGATGACATCGCATCGACCCTAGAGGAGCTGCGTCAATCATTCGATGGCGGAGCGCTTAAGGACACCAAGGATCGGCTCGAGAAAGTGACGGGTCTGCAGTCCAAGCTCCCAGGGGTGAGGACTTCGTTACAGGCTCATGAGAGTCGCGCAGAGAGTTTGAAGTCTCTCGGAGATTCTCATAAGAAAGATCTCGAGAGGGTAAGAAAGGCCCTGCAGGAGCTCCGCGCGGCAACCTCCGTCTCAGCTCTTGAGGAGGTCAAGAAGATGCAGCAGGAGATCGAGGGGGAGGAGCGCAAGATCCAGGAGGTGACCAGGAAGATGCTCAAGGACAATCAACGTCTGGGAGCTATCGGTTCTGAGATCTCTCGACTCGAGCAAGACGTTGAGAGAATAGAGAAGCTGCAAGCTGATTGGAAAGTCTACGAGACAATACTTGCTGCAACTGGTAAGGACGGGATCCCACTACAAATCATCGCATCTCAGCTTCCCAGGATCAACAGCGAGATCTCGAAGGTCTTGACTGGTGTTGTCAACTTTAATGTCGAGCTTGTTGCAAATGAGGAGGACGGGGACCTTGAGATCTTCATCGATTACGGTGATTCGAAGCGTCCGATAGAGCTCTCCTCAGGCATGGAGAAGATGATCTCATCGTTGGCCATCAGGACCGCGCTGATTGAGGTCTCTGCAATTCCCAAGCCCGATCTTTTCATCATTGATGAGGGCTTCGGAGCCCTTGACGACACCAACCTTGAGGCCTGCGCTCGGCTGCTCACATCTCTCAAACGTAATTTCAAGAACATGCTCGTGATCTCCCACGTTGATAGCATCAAGGACATTGTTGATAATGTCATAGAGATCTCGCATGATGGCATCGACGCTAACGTGAGGTACTTTTGAGAAATTACTATGAGGATTTCGGCGATTTCATCGTCATCAAGCGCGGTAGCATTGCCAAGGATCTTACTCCAATAGATTGCTCTCTGTGTCTGTGCGTTGTTAGGGATGAGGTCGACGTCACGTCGATAAGCAGGTCAGGCTGCTGCTTCGATTGCGAAAATGAGATCGCTGATCCCAATAGAGCACGTTGGCTGGACGGTTGGCGTCCGACAGGAAAAGATTTGGATGCAATACGTATAAGGAGACTGTCATCTCCACACTCGAGACGACATAATTAAAGATGGAGTTTCATTATGCACCTAACTGACGAGCACCTAAGGGCTCTGGGTCAAATCACGCAGAAGGGATGGGGCGTTTCTTCCATGCCTAATTCCGTTACATGCTCAATGCACAACGACAGCATCACGCTAAAATACTTGACCGTCGTCCATTTTGCAGCTGAGAACGCGATGCGTGATCAAGTTGCCAGAATAAACCACGAGTCGATCCAAATCCTGACTAAGTGCGTGGATGACATCAAGAAGAGCTTCAAGGAAGAGACAGGAGATTCTCTTCGGCTCAAGGAGACTTCCAACAAGGACTCCTTGGAGATGATCGTCGCGACCAATAATTCTCCTCGTCGTGTTGCTTACTATCGTCGTCAGGTGACGCTACAGGTAGTGTGATGGCGGTCCTGTCAAAAGACCGCCAGGTGGCCGAGATAATCGCGTGTGGGAAGAATTCGTCGTACTTCATCAACAAGTACGTCAAGATTCAGCATCCCACACGTGGCACCGTTCCGTTCACAACATACAAGTTTCAGGATGAGTGTCTCGATAAGTTCGAAGAGCATCGATTCAACGTCATCCTGAAGTCACGGCAGCTCGGCATCTCAACTCTCGCTGCTGCATACGCGCTCTGGCTCGCGCTGTTCTACAAGGACAAGGCGATCCTGATCATCGCCACAAAGCTCGCAGTTGCCCAGAACTTCATCAAGAAGGTGAAGGTCATGCTGCAGAACCTGCCCTCATGGCTCATCATGCCATCGATGAAGTCGGACACCAAGCAGGTCGTTGAGTTCAGCAATGGATCCTCGATCAAGGCTATCCCGACGTCAGAGGACGCGGGTCGTTCAGAAGCTCTTACGCTCCTGATCGTTGACGAGGCTGCATTCATCGGAAACTTCGACGAGCTCTGGACCGGTCTCTACCCCACGCTTTCAACCGGTGGTCGAGCGATTGTTCTCTCAACTCCGAACGGTGTCGGTGGTCAGTACCACAAGATTTACGCTGAGGCCGAGGGGGGTCATAACGAGTTCAACGCGATCAAGCTCATGTGGGACGTCCATCCCGAGCGTGATAGTGTCTGGTTCGAGAATGAATCTAAGAACATGACCCGAAAGCAGGTGGCCCAGGAGCTCCTCTGCGACTTTGCCGCGTCAGGTGACACGTTCCTCGGAGCGAACGAGCTGGACCAGATAATGTCGATGACGCAAACACCTATCGAAAGGTGGGGTCCAGAGATGGGAGTTTGGGTCTGGAAGTACGCTCTGACCAGCCACAAATACATCATCGCTGCTGACGTTGCTCGCGGGGACGGCGCTGACTACTCCGCCTGTCACGTGATAGACATAACCTCAGGAGAGCAAGTCTGCGAGTTTAAGGGAAAAGTGCCGCCTGACCAGTACGCCGTCCTCCTGAATGAGATCGGCATGAGGTACAACAAGGCTCTACTATGTCCTGAAAACAACAGCTACGGGTACGCCGTCTGCATGAAGCTGAAGGAACTTGGGTACCCGAACCTATACTACAAGGACAAGAAATACCAGTTCATGGGAGCGTACGCTGGTTCCGAGGATATCGCCAACATCGGTTTCACGACTGGCGCCTCCAACAGGACCAAGATGCTCACGAAACTCGAGGAAGTCCTTAGAAACAAGCAGCTTCGTGTTAGATCAACGCGACTCTTCGACGAGCTCAAAACTTTTGCTTGGGTCGGTCAGACGCCAAGAGCTATGAAAGGTTACAACGACGACCTTGTCATCTCGCTAGCTATCGCAACATGGCTCTACGACTCATCCGAGGATCATTCAAGGCACAGCCACGAGATGAGTAAAGCTATGCTGGCCGCATTTGCTGTCAATCGTAACAGAGACGATATGGAACCGGTCGTTCCGCACCCCAGGAATCCCTTCTCGCCCATTATGGTCGAGGCGATACCGTCATCAGGAAAAACAATAAACTCTTCGAATCCATACGCGCAATTTGGATGGCTAGTAAATGATTTAAGTAGGACGAGAAGATAGTAGGATTATGAATCATGGCAGCTAAAGACAACCGCAGCTTATTCCAGCGTCTTACCCAGCTCTTCAGAGCTGGGCCCGTTATTCGTAGAAAAGTCAAGGATTATCACGAGCCCACCGCGTCGTCAGCGTATGAGATGTTCAGGAAAAATCAGTCTGACATCTACTCAAGTACGGTCGCTGCTTACGGAGCTTTCGACAGAATGTCGAGATACTCTGACTTCTCGGAAATGGAGGCGACGCCCGAAATAGCCTCAGCTCTTGACATTTACGCCGAGGAGACGGTCGCACAGGACGAACGGGGACATGTCCTTCATATTCACTCTGAAAACCGAAGGGTCAAGGAGCTTCTTGAAACTCTGTTCAACGACACTCTGAACATCGAGTTTAACCTTCCCATGTGGACAAGGAACCTCTGCAAGTACGGAGACTTCTTCCTGTTCAACGACGTGCATCCGAACTACGGCATCATCAACGCGTATCCTATTCCTATCTCCGAGATGGAGCGTGAGGAGGGCTACGACCCGAAGGATCCGATGGCTGTGCGATTCCGGTGGGTCACCCGCGGTAACCAGGTTCTCGAAAACTGGCAGGTCTCGCACTTCAGGTTACTTTCCAATGACGCCTTCCTCCCCTATGGATCGTCGGTTCTGGAGTCAGCTCGCAGAATCTGGCGCCAGATGATCCTCATGGAGGACGCGATGCTTGTGTATCGTATTGTTCGTGCTCCTGAGCGGCGAGTGTTCTATA